CTAGGCGGCGAAGGAGACACGGGAGTTGAAGTGCATCGTCGTGTCCTTCTCTCCCGTAGAGCAGCGCTGGATGATGAAGTTGCCCATGCCGAACCGGTCGATGCCTGAGCGCAGCGCCTCCTCATTGGTGTCGAAGGCCCCGACGACGCGACAGTCCACCAGCACAAGGACCTTGCCGTCGTACTGCTTGACCAGCTCCTCCTGGTGCTCCAGGTACCATGTGAAGTTCTTCTTCAAGTCCGTGGTCATGGATGTCCCCGCTTCCGCTCCAAGCACCGACGTCTTATGCTACCACTCCTGTCGGATGTCAAGAGAGGACGTGGAGAGTTGCGCTCCTCACCCCGCCGACGGATTGAGACTGCGGGCAAGGTCCTGAAGGCCGCGGCAAAGCTGGTCGACGGCGTTCTTGACGGCGTCGAACTCCTTGCTGGTGATCTCACGATTGGGCCCTACGTGGGTGCCCGCGGACTGCAGAGTTCTGTGGGCACGGTAGGCGACCTGGTCCAGCCCCTGTTTCAGAATGCGGAACTGCTCGTCTGATGTCATGGCAGCCTCCTTTCGTTCTCCCGACTCCCGTCGGGCTCGTGCGTTGCGAATCCTTCCTACTCCAATGGCCGCCACTCCAGGTGGGCCAGCTCGAGGTCGGGACCCAGAAGGACTCGAGCTTCCCACGCTTGGGAATCGGCTCTCGCAGCCTGGTTGCGAAGGTTTTCCTCCTGGTCGTGCGTGAGCGAGCGGGGTTCTGCAGGTGAGACGGCCATGTTCACCTTCACGAAGATGCGGTTCATGCCCTTCCAGGCCTCGATGGCTCCGGGCCCGGGGAGCGTAGCGTCACGCTGGACGACCGAAAAGTGCAGCTTGCGGAGGGCGGCGATGACGCAGGCTTGCGCCACCTCTTCGACCTCTACCTCGAGCGTTGCATTCAACCGACCTCCTTCGCGCGATCTCGCGGCGTGACGGGGAATTGTACGCCGGGCTCATTCGAGGCTGAAGCGAACCTTAAAATCCCGGTACACTCGGAGCAAGGCCTGTTCGTGTTTTGCTTCTTCACCCTGAAACTGCTCGAAGATCGCGCGGATCTCCGGGTCCTCGGACAGAACGGCCATCTCTCCGTACTCACCCTGCGCCTCGCGCTCCTTTTCGATCGCATGCCTGAAGGCCTTGAAGAGCTGCTTCTCCTTGTCCGTCATCGGTCTGTTCGCACTCATGGTGCCTCCTCTCCCGGAGCTGTCGCACGAGTTCGATGCAAGACTCACCTCAGTTTGTTGAGCAAGATGAGTCTACACTCGACACCATCCGCCTTAGAACAGCTCCTGTTGTTCGCCGCGGTGCTTCTTCGGCGCCGCCTTGAACGTCGCTCCCATGCCCATCTGCGGAAATCGCACCTTCGCTCCAGCGAGCAGCTCCCGGACCGTCAGGATCTGCAGCCGTGGGTACTCACCCTTGAAGTGCTCGGAGTCATAGAACCCGGCGGAGACCGCCTCGGTCTTCATGGGCTTGGTGGGTTCCTCGAGCGTAACCAGAACACCGATCGCCACCTTCTCACGCTCGAGCGTTCCCTTGAGGTCCCGGACGTGTGTGGCGCCGACGTGGCCGCTCTTCACCTGAACGATGATCCTCTTCGCCTTGCCGGTGTTGTCGTCGAAGAAGGCAATGTAGCCGTCGATCCCACTGTCGGCGCCCTTCTTCTTGTCCTGTGCCGGCCAGGCTTCAACAAGGCCGAGAGCCCACCACTCGAACTGGTAGCAATCCTCGGCAGCCAGCGCCGCGGCGCTTTCGAGGTCCTTCGGGTCTCCGATCACCTCGAAGGGGCTGAGCGCCGCGCCGAAGGCCGTCTGAAGCCGATTGCGCATGAGCGAGATCGCGAGGTGGGTGATGTCGATGCCGATCCAACGCCGACCGAGGCTCTCCGCGACTGCAATAGCGGTCCCGCAGCCGCAGAAGGGATCCAAGATCATGTCGCCCTCGTTGCTTGACGCAAGGAGGATTCGTGCGAGAAGCGCTTCTGGTTTCTGCGTGGGATAGCCGAGACGTTCCTTTGCGACCGGGTTGATTGCGTTGACATCCGTCCAGACGTCGTCGATTTGTACCTGCCCGCTACTCTCCGACAGGTACTGCTTGTAGGAGAACTTTGCGCCTGGCCTGGTTGGCGGGATGAGACGTCCTTCGCGCCCAAGCCGGTCGAACGTGTCCTGAGAGTAGGTCTTGAGCAGAGTCTTGCGGTAGGGCCCCTTGCCATCGGCATCGTCCCACTTAAACCGGGAAAGGTACTCAGGGGAATAGGGCTTCGAGGGAGTGTTCCACCGCCAACTGTCCGACCGAGAGTAAAACAGGATCACGTCGTGGGAGCGAGGAAGCTGCTGCGATCGGGCCTTGCTACTGCCCGAGAAGGGAGTGCGCCTCCAAATGATCTCGTTTCGAAACCGATGCGGGCCAAAGAGGCCATCCATCACCAACTTCAGGTAATGGCTCGCTGTCGGGTCGCAGTGCAGGTAAATCGTTCCGGTCGGCTTGAGGACCCGGTGCAGTTCGACGAGGCGGATGGCCATCATCGTCAGGTAGGCCATCATGTCGTTGGTGCCGAGGAAGCCGCGGAGAGACTCGACTAGAGAGGCGAGTTTGACGTGGGGCCCGGTGACGAGCTCTTGGAAGGTGGCCTCCGACTCCTCGCCCCAGTGCCAGGTGTCGTCGAACGCCGTGATCTGCGCGGTGGACTTCTCGCCGCTCTTCTCGGCGAAGAGGACGTTGTAGGTGGCGTTGCTGTTAAACGGTGGGTCGAGGTAGATCAGGTCGACCGACTCGTCCGGGACGTGCTCTCGGAGCACCTTGAGGTTGTCGCCGAAGTAGAGGCGGTTCATTTGTTACAGCTTACACCCGTTGCCTATAACGAGAGCTTCCGGACCAGGGCCTCGAGGCCATGCAGGAGGTTCACCAACGCCTGTCGCAGGAGATCGATCTCGAGGGCGGAACCCTGCTTCGTTGGTAGGTTCAACGCGGTTCCCCTATTCTCCAGGTCCCCGCGCAAGCGGCTCGCGATTCTGGACAACTCGTTCCTGAGCGACTGTTTCAAATCATCGTCGACCATTGGTTCCCCTTTTTATGGGACCGGAGTGGCGGTCCTCTGCTCGAGCAGCCTCTTCAGCTCGGCGTGCTGTTCCTTCGCCTGGGCGATCCGAGCGAGGATTGCCAGGAAGCAAGCTAGTGCTACGATCCCGACGCCTATTGTGGCCTGACTGAGGCTCATGAGCCCACCTAGGACTGCAAGCAGCGCAACGAGGATAAGCACGACGGTGACCATTGGCGACTCCTTTTTCAGGGCATTCCCTCGTCCGTGCGGGCGGGTGGCTTGTAGCTGGGTTCCTCCGCGAGCCGGAAGAGATCAAAGTGGCTCGATACGATGTTGTCGACATCGGGAAGACTCAGCAGAATCGTGTAGCGGGCCCGGAGTTCTTTGCCTAGAAGGAGCTTCGCCGGGCACATTAAGAACCTAGAAATCGAAAGGAGATCGTCCACGAGAGGACGATAACGCGCGGCGTCACCATGGCGGAGGTACCCGACCTGCCGTTGCTCGGGATCGCAGAGCTTCACGGCTTTGCTGTCGAATGAGTTTCCGTCCTCGGGCAGCAGATAGGCCCAGAACATGACCGTTTCGCCCTTGGCACATCGCCCCCCATCGATGGCCTCGAGCGTCGCCTGGTGAAATGATTCGCCTCCGATGCTCCTCCAAAAATCGCTCGGATGCCGAATCTCGACGCCTTCGAGCTGACGCTTCTCGTTTGGCACAGTACCTCCCCAACGGGTTTCGGCGAGAGCTTACGATTAGTCGAGCGTGCTCGGGCGTGACGCCTCATGTTGCTTGGCCGTCTCCATGACATACGCAGGGTCTGCGACGAACACGGAGGTACCCAAATTGCCCTCTCGGAACGACCTAAGCTCGGATATTCTCGCGACAAGTCCTTCGAGCCGCCATGTCGCCTTGCGCTTCGTAAGCTTGGCACCGAAGGCGTTCTGCAAGACGTCTTCCCCTTGTTCGGTGACAGCTCCCAGTTTCTTCGTCATGTCGGCCAACACATCATCGTAGGGTGCATCCAAACCGAGACTCACGACTACCAACGTGCCGGCATGGAACGTTAAATTCGCGCTGTACTTCTCCGTGCCCATTAAAAGAGCCGCGAATCGGGCACTGACATCGACATCCTTACCTCCGAGCGCCGAGATCACATTCCGACAACCGTCCACGTCCCATGCCGCAAGATACTCGTGGGGCTCAGGGGGAGGGTTGAGGCGCTTCTTCTGCACCTTGTCCCAAATCTTCAACACGGTTGAATCGCTCAGGTACGAATGGCAAAAGTCGCTCGTGGTCATCGTGTCAGTCCTGGTCCCCCAAGCTAGTGGCTTAATCCGCGCCAGCCCAAAGAGCTCCTGCGCAGTCTCACCGATCCAGTAGCCCTTGAACGTAGGCTGCCCATTCCGCTCGACCTTGCCGGATTCCTGGGCGAGAGCGCCTGCGGCGATCAGGACCAGTGTGAGTGCCGCAACCTGGATACGGGTCATGGTTGCCTCCTTTGAGCAGTTAACACCCATAACATCATTGACCACCCCCGCCTCGGCTAATCTGCTGCCTTGCTCAAATCGAGGGTGCTTCGTTCCCCCACCACACCACCCGTCCCACCAGCACCCTCGACAATTCGCCGTCGACGTCGATCGAAAATGGGTTGAACACGTCGTTGTCGGACATGCACACCAGGTAACCGGACTGCAGCACGACACGCTTCACGGTCACACCGCCTTCTTCGCCGGCAGCGCGGACCACGTAAATCCCTCTTTGCTTGAAGCTCCGCTGGGTGACCGGCGTCAGGTCGATCAAGAGCAGCGCGCCCGGCTGAATGGTCTCCTTCATGCTCTCGCCGTGGTGCGTCCGGGCGACCCGTGCGGTCACGAGCTTGCGGCCCTTCATCCGCTTCGAATCGAGCCACTGCTGCCGGAAAGCGTAGTAGGTGTCGGAGAAGCGGTCGGTCTGCACCATCGCGTTGCCGGCGGCGAGCTGGTCCTCCATGGAGGGGAGCGTTACGTAACCTTCGGGGCCGACCGGTGTCTGGAGCTCGAGTGCAAGCGGCTCCGGGGAGGGTTTCAACCCGAGAACCCAGTCGGGCTGGGCGCCGATCGTGCGACAGACTGTCTCAATCTGCAGCCACGACTCCGGGACGCCGCGCTTCATCCATTGCGAGACGGCGGCTTCAGTGATCCCGAGGGCGGCAGCAAGGTCACTCTGGCGCAGGCCCTTTCGCGCCAGTTGGTCGGCGACCCGCTCAGCCGTCTCCTCGCGCCACGCATTCGGCTTCATTAAGTGTAGGTTAACTCCTTCTAATGGGGACTTGACAACCGCTTTACTCCGGCTTATGTTGCTTAACGAGGAGTTAAGCATGCAAGGCCTGAAGGGATTCCTGGTCAAGCACGGCATCACCCAAGCGGCTCTCGCTGAAGCAATTGGGGTAAGCCAACCCGCGGTTACCTTCATCGTTCAGGGCGAGAACAACCCCAGCAAGGCCACGATTGACGCAATCCTTCGGTTCTGCCGGACCCTCGATCCCGAGGTGACCTACGAGCAGCTCTTCGGCGAGAGCAGCGAGGCAGCCTGACCCATGCGTGCCTTCTTCGGCCTGTTCGACGCCGGAATCCTCATTGCCTGGACCGCCTGGGCGGTCTCGATCGCCCGTTCCCACCGGAGGACCTCCTGATGGCATCGCATGCTCCCAAGCTCAGAGTCGCCCCGGCTCCGCGTACGTCACAAGAGCCGGTCTCCGAGGCCGCGGCACCGATCTGCCGGGTCCCCTTGACGAAGGGCCTCTTCGCACTCGTGGATGAAAGCGACTTCGGAATAGTCTCTGGCCGCTCCTGGAGGGCCTTCAGGGGCCATTCGACCTTCTACGCTGTTTCGGGGGGCTCCGCAGCGCGCCCCGATCCTTTCGTGCGAATGCACCGCCTGATCGCCGGTGCGCGACCTGGCCAACTCGTAGACCACGCGAATTTCGACGGGCTGGACAACCGGAGGGCGAACCTCCGGATCGTCTCCCTGTCGGAAAGCTCGGGGCATCGTAGGGCACACAGAAGGTCGAGGACCGGTGTGCTCGGAGTCTCGCGCTGCGCGCATGGGGGCTGGCAGGCACGCATCACGGTGGATCGGCGCGAACAGTACTTGGGGTTCTTCAGGTCGTTGGTTGCCGCGGCTTTTGCGTACAACCAGGCCGCTATAGAGCTGCGCGGACCACTCGCCGTGCTCAACGATCTCTCATTGCTCGTAGAGGAGGTGTCGTGATGGGAACCGATTCGGCTCCCGCGCTCAAGCCCCGCCTGCACCTGGAGTACAGCGAGACGTCCGTCGAGGGTACGATCCGCGAACGCCTCGCAATGGAGCGCCAGCGCCTCGACGCGCTCGCGCCCGAGGTCCTCGACTTGGCGGCGGAGGTGCTTCAGGCACTCCACGCCGGGTTGTGCGGGCAGATGAGCGCCCTGCGCGGCGATCGCACCGAGCGCTACCGCCGCGGGCAGCTCATCGGCGAGAACAGCCTCCCCATCGAGGACTTCGTGTTCCTCCTGGCGCAGGGCGGCGAGCGCGCGGTCGGCGCGCTGGATCTGCTCGCCGCCGCCCTCGGCTTCGACCTCGTGCCGGAGGATCAACCGAGCGAGACGGTCACCGAGGCCAACGCGGACCTGATGCGCGACCTCGGCGAGTTCGAGGCGCGGCTCGGCCAGGCGCTCGCGTCCGGCGTCCTGACGGTTGAGCGGCGCGCCGAGCTGCTGCAGCCGCTGCGCCGCATGGTGCAGGACGTCGGCCACCTCGAACCGGCGCTCCGCGGGGGGCGGCCGTGAGCACCGAGACCGCGATCCTGGTCCAGCTCCAGGAGGTCAACACCCGCCTCGGGCGTCTGGAGGCTCGACTCGACTCCGCGAGCCCGACCCCTTGGCCGGACAGGATGAGGACGTCGGAGGCCGTGATCTACGTAAGGCAGGCCTACCACCTGCCACGGTTCTCCGCCAGGACGCTTTACAAGTGGCTGGCGGCCGGCCGACTGAGCGATGTCTCCGGGCCTCGCCGCTGGGTGCGCGGCGAGCTCGACCAGTGCTGTTCCGGCACGCCCGTCAGCTCTGAGGGCAGGGGAGCGAGGCGAAGGAACCACCAGGACGTCGCGGAGGACGGATCATGAGCGCTCTCGAACTCAACGTCGCCCTCCAGGAAGCCGGGCGCACCTACACCGAGATCGTCAATGCACTGCTCGAGGGAGATCGCGTGCGGCGGTATTCGCGCGAGCTGGACGAGGCCCGCGCAGCGGCCATGACGCGCAAGGCTGTTAACCGAAGTGCTCGCGAGGTGAGGCCATGACGAGGCGCGAGTGGTGGCGCTGGGTGCTGGCGTTTGGACTCATCGCGGGCCTGTGTGCGGTCTGGCTCTGGCTGTTTTACGGGCCCGTACTTGAGGTTTTGTGGTCGAGGCTGCCATGAGCCCGCTCCAGGTCACGCTCCTCGCGGTCGGCCTCCTGGTCGTTGTGCTGTTCATTTTGGGGTCAGTCGACTGGGCACGCGATCGGCGCTGGCCACGTAGCGGACACCGGCCACTGAAGGGCATGAGGCCATGATCGCCACCCTCCGTTGCGCCTGTGGCCGCGTCGAGGAGATCACGCTCGATTCCGCGCGGGCAGCCTTCCACTTCGACCAGGTGGTGGCCGAACACGGCTGGCAGGTGCAGACCATCTTCCACCTTGACGGCTCCGTCGAAGCGAACGACCTCTGCCCGCAATGCCTCGGTGGAGTTCGGGCCGCGGCTGGAGCGTCCTCGTGACACCTTCCCGCGGCTTCGGCGGCGCAGCGATGACGGTGACGTGCGAGCCGCGGTGCATGCACGCCACCAGATCTGAGTGCAGGTGCAGGTGCGGTGGCCTCGCGCACGGGGTCGCACCGCTCCCGCCGTCGGCACAACTCGAGTTGTTCTCCGACGAAGGGTCGGAAGAAGGGAGGAAGGATCATGAGGTTCTACATGGGAGTAAGGACAGTGCTGTGGGCTCTCCGGCACCCGCTCTTCGCCCTGCACCAGGCGATCTACCACCAGCCGTACTCGAACCGGTGCTGGCGGCGACCGAATCCGGCGTAGGGGAGCCCTTTCCAATCGCGCGAGGGGACGCTCCGGGCGGGTTCGCTCCGCCAGAAAGTGAGAACGGTACGAGGACGCTCAAGCGGCTTTTCACTTGGCTGCGTGGCCTCGGCTCGATCGAGACCTACCCGCCCGAGGCCTGCACGCTCTGCGGGTTTGGGGCAAACCCGACCACCGGCGTCCCGATCAGGACGGTGCGCGGCGACCACGTCCACCTGTCGTGCATGCTCGGCGCGGCTCCGCACGCGCAGTGGAACTGACATGCCCGGCAAACCTGAACCCCAGGCCGAGGACATCCAGACGACCAGTTTCGACTCTCCGGAGGACCGGCGTCACAAGGCGCTCCTCCGCATGCTCGGGCACGTGAAGGACGCGATCCGGCTCGATCCGCGGGTGATCTACCGAGCCGCGGCGCTGGCCGGCTACAACGCAAACCCCGACCCGAATGTTGGCAATGCGGACCCCGACGCGAAGGCGCGCTGGGCCGACGAAGACGCCGAGTCTCTCCTGGCCATCGGCAGCGACGAACAGACCTGAAGAATCGAGGCACCAGTGAGTGGTCGATCGAAGATCGAGTGGACCGATGCCGTCTGGAACCCGGTCACGGGCTGCACGAAGGTCTCGGCTGGCTGCAAGAACTGCTACGCCGAGCGCATGGCGACTCGGCTGGCCGGCCGCGCGGGCTACCCGGCCGAGCACCCCTTCGCCGTGACCCTGCATCCGGAGCGCCTCGACGAGCCGCTGCACTGGCGGCAGCCGCGCCGGGTGTTCGTCTGCTCGACGAGCGACCTGTTCCACCCGGACGTGCCGGACGAATTCATCGACGACGTGTTCGCGGTGGCGGCGGTCTGCCCTCAGCACACGTTCCAGGCACTCACCAAAAGGCCGGTTCGGATGGTCAGGTACCTTTCGTCGAGCGCCCAGACCTTCCCGGAAGCTGAGCGGCGCGACGACATCGCGGCCACGGCATTTGATCGGTTCGTTGAGCGACCGTCTCCGTCCCATCTCGGGGAGTTGCAGTTCTGCGATTCGGACCTGCTGATTCAGCCAGACGAGTGGCCTCTCACGAACGTCTGGCTCGGCACCAGCGTCGAGGACCAGGCGACGGCCGACGAGCGCATCCCACACCTTCTGCGGTGTCCGGCGCCTGTGCGGTTCGTGAGCTACGAGCCGGCGCTCGGGCCGGTCACGTTCGCCGACGCCTGCAACGACTGGCTCAACGACGAGGGCGACTCTCTCGACTGGATCATCGCCGGGGGCGAGTCCGGCCCGAAGGCGCGACCAGCACACCCGGACTGGTTCCGCTCGGTTCGCGACCAGTGTGCGGCGGCTTGCGTGCCGTTCTTTTTCAAACAGTGGGGGGAGTGGGCGCCGGCCGAGTGCCTCGGCAGCACGATGAAATTCGACGGCATGGAGAACTACCACGTCTGGGACCAGGACAACGTGTCAAGGCGCGTCGGCAAGAAGGCCGGGGGCCACCTCCTCGACGGCGTCGAGCACCACCAGTGGCCGAAGGGCAGCGCGTAGCTATGGCGCGACCTGGACTGATGGACCATCGAAAGTTTCGGCGCCTGGTGGCGCTGCTCGGGATCGGCCCGGCGCAGACTCGGGGCCACCTCGAGATGCTGTGGGACAGCGCCTACCAGAACGGCGACGCCTACATCGGGGATCAGACGGACGTCGAGCTCGCGGCCGGGTGGACAGGGGACACGGGGGTCCTCTGCAAGGCATTCGTTGAATGCGGAGGAGTCGGACCCGGCTTCATCGACGCCCGCGAGGATGGCCTCACGTTTGACGTACACGATCTGTTCGACCACGCTCCGGAGTACGTGAAGTCGCGGTGGCGAATGGAGCGCAAACGTCGCGAAGCTGGTGCCCGCGTTCGCAAGGAAAAGGAATCGTTAGGAACTGTTTCGAACAGTTCCGAACAATCCGGCAAAGGTTACGCATCTCCCGCACCCGCACCCGTAAGAGAAGACAAGACTAACAACTCTCCCGGAGCGGCGGACGCCGCACCGGTCGCGCCGGCCCTGACCTTGACGTCGCCTGTCCCCGGTAAGGGCAACGGCAAGACGCGGCGAGGAGCAAACACCAACCCCGACCACAAGCGCCTGGTTGACCACTACGCCACCGAGTTCAAGCGAACGCAGGGTGCCCCACCCCTCCTCGAGAAGGCCGACTTCGCGGCGGTCGCGTCGGTCCTAGCCGGTCGCACCTTCGAGGAGGCGGCTCGGATCGTGACAGCGTTCCTCGAGAAGCCCGACGACTGGAGCAAGGAGCGTGGGCTGCTGCGCCTCCGGGACCTCCCCGCGGCAGTGACGAAGATCCTGGCGCGCGCATCGCCTCCGCGGTCTGCGGCGATGCGCGCCGGCCTCGACGACGAGCGGCGTTCGCAGTTTGCAGCGATGGACGAGGAGCTCAACAGGAAGGGGGCAAGCGGTGGCACCGACTGAGGATGCTGGATCAATCGCGAAGGGGGTCCTCGAGCACATCCGGAACGGGATGGCCGAGCGCATCGAACGGCTCTGCTACCACTGCCAGGCGGCCGAGGCAACGGAGGACAAGGAGGGCCGGTTCGACATCCCACTGTGCGACCGCTGCCGGGCTCGAGCGGCAGAGGAACGGGTCGCGATCCGGCTCGGCGAGGCAGAGATTCCGAGGCGCTACAGGGAGGCGCGCCGCGCGGACATCGACGCGGTGACCTGGCGCCGGGTGCAGTCGTGGATCGGCTCCGAGGGATGGGCGCTCGTACTCCTCGGCCCGACCGGGTGCGGCAAGTCACACCTGGCGGCCGCGACGCTCGTGGAACTCGCGCACCAGAACGTCTCGATGCTCTGGCGCTCCGTGCCAGCGCTGATCGACCAGCTCAAGGAATTCGAGCGGGCCACGGAGCTGATGGAACGGCTGACTCGGGTCCGGGTGCTGGTGCTCGACGACCTGGCGGCCGCGCGCCTGACGGATTTCGGCCTCGATCGCGTCGCGACGCTCGTCCAGGCGCGGTATGACGGCTGCCGGCGGACGATCGTGACCACGAATCTCGAGGCGTCGGCGATCGGCGAGCTGCATGGCCGGATGGCGTCGCGGCTGCTCGGAACTGGGGACGGCGCCACGGTGATCAAGTTAGGCGGCTCGGACCGGCGCCAGAAGCGGGCGAAGGGGGCAGCATGAGCGAGCGAGAACACCCCTGTCGGATGTGTGGAGACCGCGCGACTGTTGGCTTGTCCGCCGCCGGCGAAGGCTTCTGGTTCTGCTCAGAGTGCTTCGCCAAGGTCACCAAGGAGATCGCTTCGGGGGCGACGCGCGAAAAGGCGAAGAGAGAGGCTCGGCGGCGACCATGACCCCTTCCTGGTCCGCCGTCCTCCAGCACAAGACAGACCACCTGCGCCAGCTCTCGGTCGAGATCGAGGTCCTGGCGCGCGACGCAATCATGAGCGGCGACGCGAGCAACGGTGACCTGTTCCTCGAGCTCGAGGAGACGGCGCTCGCGGCGCGCGCGGTGGCCGAGTCCCTCTGGGTAGTCGCACATAACGAGCGCCAGCGTCGCGCCGGCCTGGCGGACCGGATGGCTGGAAGGCCCAGGGATCCGTTCCTGGCGAAGGCGGGCGCATGAAGCAGACCACCGTCAAACATCAGTCGTTCCTGTTTCCCAGTGGTCTTCTCACCGTTGAGGAGATGGCCCGAGAGTTGGAGATGTCGGAAGAGCGCCTTAGCGGCCTCGCGGAGGCCTGTTATTGTCCACACTATCGAGTGGACGGTTCGGCGCCGCTCTTCTCCCGTGCAGAGGTAAGGCAGTGGGCCCGCAAAAGTCTCGTTGAACGATGCGACGGTTGTCGGTTTCCTACCGAGTTGACTGTCTTGAGGTTTGATGGGGCCGAGTTCGCCGCCGACCCCATACCACCAACCATTTCAAACGTGGCGGGGCTCTGTCGGCTCCCGATGGTTCCAAGGGTCTCTGGAGTCTACTTCCTCTGCAAGCAGAGGGAGGTCGTGTACGTTGGGCAGAGCGTCGACGTTCCGAGTAGGGTAAGACAGCACCCCTACGACTATGACGCGGTCTTCTTTCTTCCGGTCCCGAGGGAACACCTCAATCAGGTCGAGGGTGCCTTCATTCGGACTCTGGCACCGAGGGAGAACGACATCGGCCATGGGACACCAAGTGTTCAGGGGGACCCGGTTGAGGTAGTTGCAGCACTTTCGACCAACCATCCGAAACACCAACTTTCAAGAGTAGAAGGACGATGAGTACCACGAAACCCAATCCGGTGCGGTCTTATCTGGACACTCTTGCCGGCGAGGGACGCAGAAACCAGCGCCGCGCCTTGCAGATTGCCGCATCGGTCGCCGCAGGCCACCCCATCAAACGCCCTGAAATGTTCGCTTGGCATCGGTGGCGTTACCAGCAGACCGCGATGGTACGGGCGTTCTTGTTAGGTCGATACGCCCCGAAGACAGCAAACCGCGTGCTTTCTGCCGTGCGGCGGGTGATGAAAGAGGCGTGGCGGTTGGGTTTGATCGACTACGAAACGTGCGAAAGGGCCTCGGATATCGAGGTCGTGCGCGGAAAGCCGGCACCGCGCGGCAGGGTGCTTGGGCAGCGCGACGTGACGGCCCTGTTCCAGGGCTGCAAGGATGGGACACTCATCGGGGCTCGCGACGGTGCGGTCCTGGCGCTCTGCTACGCCGCTGGCTTGCGACGAGCCGAGGCGGTGAGCCTCGACCTCGACGCGATCGGCGCCGACGGAGCAGTGTCTGTGATCGGGAAGGGTGCGAAAGCCCGGATCACATACCTCGGCGACGGCGTTGCCTGGGTCCGGCGCTGGGTCGAGCGCCGCGGATCTGAGGCTGGCCCGCTTCTGTGCGACGTGCGAAACGACCGGATCACCCGGCGTCGCCTCTCTGAACGGGCGGTCTTCTACATCGTCGTCAAGCGGGCCCAGAACGCCGGGATCGCGCGGGTGACGCCGCACGACCTCCGGCGGACGTTTGCAACGAACCTGCTCGAGGACGGCGTCGACATCGAGACGGTGAGCCGGCTGCTCGGCCACGAGTCGAACGAAACGACGGCGATCTACGACCTGCGCGGGGAGGCGAGCAAAGCCCGCGCGCAACGGCGGTTGAACGTGCCGAATCCTGGAGGACCTCAATGAGCCATCCCCTGACCGTCGAAGCGCTGCGCCGCCTCGCCCACGACCTGCTCGACAAGGTCCTCCACGACCTGGTCGACAAGGTCCTCGACGAGCTCGCCAACTGGCAGGAGAAGATCGAGGAGCCGGAAATTCCGGGCAAGTCGATCGTCCAGAGGTGCCGCGAGGACATCGCGGAGGGCGCCGAGGAGCAGAAGAGAACGCCACGGAGATCGAGCGCGGCCGTGCCATCTCCCAAGGCGATTGCTCACGGGTGGGTGCGCATGGGTAACCCGAAGCGCGTGCCGGCAGCCACAGCACAGAGAAAGTCAGGTCCTCGCGCCTTGGACGTCGTTTCGATGGCTGTCCGCCAGACCGGCGAGTCGTACACACTCGAGCTGGCGATCCCGGTGGCTGCCTCTACCCGCGCTGGTCTGAAGACCGGCAAGCGCGCACAGTTTGCCGTCGTCGGGCGCACCATCGTCGTCAAACCGGTGGACGAACTCGACGAAGGCATAACGGTCAGCGATCGAGGAGGCCAAACCGTCGCGATCCGGCCGAGTGGCCGGCCTCTCGGGTTGTGCAAGCCGCAGCACGCGACGCATTGCACCTGGCACCTCAATCAGGAACACCACCTGGTTGCCGACCTGCCCGACTGGTGGCCGCATTCGGAAGTTTCGGCGGTTCGCACGCATCCGAAACCGGAGGACGAGGTTGGCGAGGCACTGGAGAACAGCGAGTTTCCGTGCCACGTCGACGACTGCCAGGGATCGGCCACGCGCCAGTGCAACCTCTGCGACGGCCTGTTCTGCGGCGCCCACTGGCCTGCGCACGTCCGCGGCCACCAGCAGCGACACGCCGAACACCAGCAGGCGATCCATGCCTGAGCTGATGGCGTGGTTCGAATCGCTCGATGGAGCAACCCGGGTCTCGCTGATCATCGCGATGGGGATGTTTCTGACGGCCGCGACGATCTGCGGATCGCTCGCGATCGGTGTTCTCTTCGAGCGGCTGATGCGCCGCCGCCGCCCGATCGACCTCTCGGAGCTGCCGCGATGAGCCGCCGCACGCTCACCTTCTGCGACTTGTGCCCAACCAGCAGGCCGGCGCCCCGCGTCGTGCGTTTCGACGGCCGCGACCTGTGTCCGCATCACCTGCTAGCCGAGATCGACAACGCCGTTCGCACCGGACGCGTGCGCGAGGTGACGCTCGACCTGGCCGAAGAACAGGCTACGGCGAAGGTCACGAGGATGCGGCGATGACGACCTCTCTCACCAGGACCGTCGTTGCCGAGACCAGAGCCGAGCTCGAGGTCCTTGTCCAACAGGCGATTGCTCACGGGTGGGTGCGCATTGGTAACCCGAACCAACTCCTGATCGGCGGCAAGCAAGTCGAGGGTCGCGCCAAGTGGCAGCAGGTGATGAGGCGAAAGAAGTGAACGCCACAGCGAATGTCCATATGTCAAGAGGAGGTTGACAAAGTGCTTGACAAACGTGAGCGCTCAAGTATCGGAGGTGTGCGTGCCTGAACTCGAAGAGGCGGTCGTCGAGGACATCGTTCGCTGGTACGTGCTCAACAGCGACGCGCCTGCTGGCTCGCTGGCGGTCGTGGTCTTCGGCGTGCGCGGTCCAAGTTCGGCGCCATGGAACGTGCGCGCGGAGATTGGCGTCGTCCTGGGCGAGTGCCCGTACCGCGTGCCAGCCGGCAACCCATTCAGTCCGACGGCGACTATCACCGCGGTCGAGCGGCGGGTGATCGCCGAGGTCGCCTACGAGCGGTGCTGTCGCCAGGTTGGACACCTACAGACCTTGCAGGGCGTGCAGGTTTGGCCCGAGACGATCGACGCGCAACGCGATCGCGACGTGTGGCATCGAATGGAGCGCCGATACCGACAACATCCAAGCTGGCGACCGGCTATGACTTGGATGCAACGCGCGTTCGGTTTCGTCGTGCACGGCGACCCAACGCGCGGCCGCCGCGGCGACGCCTCGTTCCTGGCGTACATCCAGGGGGCTTGACAACGCGAGATGTGAGCACTAACCTTACTTCGACATCGAGAGGTGTCGAAAGGCCCGGTGAAAACCGGGCCTTCGCATTGAATGCCGAGATCAGCGCCCCGCCCCTGCCGCCGGTGCCGCACTGGACTCACGCGCGCGCCCCACGGCTTCTGCGACGCGTGCGCCCCGATCGGCCAGCGCGAGGAGATGCGACTCGCGGACGAGCGGAGGGGGTCCCGGCAGAAGCGCGGGTACACGGACAGGTGGGCGAAGTACTCGAGGCAGTTCCGGAGGGCCCACCCGCTGTGCGCCGATCCCTTCCAGGTCCACGGCGAGCTCGGCGCCTTCACGGAGGTCACCGACCACATCGTTCCTCCGTGGGCCGGCGGCAGCTTCTGGCATCCGGGCAACCACCAACCGCTGTGCCAGAGCTGCAACAAGCGGAAAGCAGCTGCCGATCGCAGCCGCTACGCAAAGGTCAGGGCCGGCGCGACCGGTGCGGCGTCCGCCGCTCCGGGAGAGTTGTTAGTCTTGTCTTCTCTTACGGGTGCGGGTGCGGGAGATGCGTAACCTTTGCCGGATTGTTCGGAACTGTTCGAAACAGTTCCTAACGATTCCTTTTCCTTGCTGGGGTAGGGGGGGTCGAAACTTTTGCGCAAACGGCTCGATCACCAGCGTGTTACGGTCGCGCACACCCACGGGATGATACGAAATTGGCCCAGGATGGCGAATGACCACAAAGGGTGACAGCTCGCGCCCGTTCCGCCTGGTTGGGGATGGCGGCAACGGGGACGGCTCCCTCCCGGAGCATTGGCCATGCTGCCCGGACTACCTCTCGGAGACGCAGCGCCGGAGGTTCTATGCACTCTGCCAGCGGCTCGAGGATCACCAGCTCCTCGAGTCGGCCGACGTCGGCGACCTCGAGGCCCTTGCCGTGGCGGAGGACAACCTCGAGCAGGCGTGTCTCGCCGTGAACCTCGCCGGCAGGTACGTCACGACGGAGAAGGAGGGGCGCCCATACCAGTGCCCCGCGTGCAAGGGCTCCGGGGTGCGCCCGCTGCCTCGCGGGCGCGAAGGGGATCCCGCTCCTGCTGTCCATCCTCGCAAGCCAACCGGCCGTCCGTGTTCGACTTGTACGTCCCCAAACCGGGCCGAGATCGACTCGGCCCTCGGTCGTGGCGAGTCATTCGGGAGCGTTTCGAAACGTTTTGAAACGCCGAAGGGGACCCTGTTTCGCCACAAGCGCAACCACCTCGGGAAGCCGGCCACACCGGTGCTTGTCGACCCGGCAGACCGGACGTGCCTCGGCTGTAGGGGCCTCGGCGTGATCGTCCCCAAGACCACGGAGATGGTGGCCAGGCGTCCCGAGGTTGGGGACCAACGGAAGGCCATCGACCAGATCGCGATGCTCTCGGCCAAGCTCGGGCTGGACGTCACCTCACGAGCGCGGGTCAAGGGCAGCGCGGGCACCCGGAAACCGACCTCAAAGCTCCAGGAGATCCGAAGCCGCCGTGCGATACGCGAGTAACCCGATCGTGGACGCCTACGTCGCCGGCGTCCTGGACGGGAGTGTGCTTGTCAACGAGCTCGCGCGCCTCGCGATCGAGCGGCACGTTGCGGACCTCGATCGCTGGCCGAGCATCGTGGTCCGCGGCATCACACCCGAGGAGACCGCTGCCGACGTGTCGGCAGCCCGCGAGGCGGCACGCGCCCGCGGCGACGAGTTCTACTTCGACGAAGATGCCGCCCAGGCCTTCCTCGATTTCTACACCCTATGCCGGCACGTGGAGGGCGAGCTCGCCGGCCAGGAGTTCGTGCCGCTCCCGTACCAGGCGGCGGTCGACTGGATCAGCCACGGGTGGATGCGCACCGCGACCGGCAGCCGCCGGTTCAAGGAGCGGTGGATCGAGGAGCCCCGCGGCAACGGTAAGTCCTTCTGGCAGTCCTGCCACGAGCTCGGGATGATCGTGGCCGACCAGGAGCCCGGGGCCAAGGCCTACTCTCTCGCGACTGAGAAGCAGCAGGCCGCCGCGGCCGTGTGGGGAATCGCCGCAGAGATCGTCCGCCAGTCCCCGGACCTGGTCGAGGAGCTCGAGGTCCAGGACAGCTTCAACAACCACCGTATCTTCGTGCCGGGTACGGGCTGCGAGTTTCGGCCCCTCAAGTCCGACCCGAAGCGCGCCGACTCGCTCAACCCGCACTCGATCTCCTGCGACGAAGTGCACGAGTGGCCGAAACGCGAGCTCTACACGAAGCTGCGCACGGCCATCGGCAAGCGCCGCCAGGCGATGCTCACCAACATCACCACCGCCGGCGACGACCGGCCTGGGACTGTGTACGAGGAGCTCCACGACCACGCGGTGCGCGTCCTCCGCGGCTGGCAGGACCGGTCCTTCGAGGACAACGAGTTCTTCGCGATCGTCTTCGCCATCGACAATCAGGCCGACGGGTGCGACGAGGACGCGGACGCGTATGACGAGGGCAACCTCTACCGCGCCAACCCGGCGCTCGGCCACCCGGGGACCTCGGTTCGGATCGAGTACCTGCGCAGCATGGCGAACCGGGCCCGCGTCGAGCCGGAGGTCGAGCGCGACTACCTGCGCCTCCACCTTGGGCGCCGCGTCTCGGCAAAGGTCAAGCCGATCCCGGACGAGCAGTGGAAGGAGTGCGGCGCGCCGTCCCGCCTCGAGGGTCTCCTGGTGGCGGGAGGAGAGCAGGGTCCCGAGGCCGTGCTGGGTGCGGAGACGGCCCGGATCCTCCGGTTGCTCGGCCATCGCGAGTGGTCGGCGTTCGACAGCCGTCCGTGCTTTGCCGGGATCGACCTCTCATCGTCCCGCGACCTGACGGCCCTCACCCTCTACTGGCCGCCCTGGGCGGAGTGGCCGTTCGAGACGTACCGCTTCTTCGCCTGGTTGCCGCAGGAAAACCTCGAGGAGTGCCACCAGCGCGACCATGCCCCGTACGACCAGTGGGTGCGCGAGGGGTGGCTCGAGCTCACCGCCGGCGACGAGATCGACGAGGAGTTCGTGCTCAAGCGCGCCGTCGAGGTGAGCGAGAAATACGCGGTGATTCAGTGGGCCTACGACCCCTGGCACGCGGTCAGGCTCCAGCACGCGATGTTCGCCGCAACCGGGATCGAGATGGTGAAGTTCGTGCAGAACCTGCCGAACTTTGGCGAGCCAACGCAGCTCTTCCTCGACAGCGTCAAGGGCAAGCAGCCCAAGCTCATCCACGACGGCAACCCTCTCGCTCGCTGGTGCGCAAGCAACCTCGTCACCAAGGAAGACGCCCACGGCAATAAACGGCCGCACAAGAAGCTGTCCAACTACCGCATCGACCCGATCGTGGCCGCCATCATGGCGCGCGGACGCGCGATCGTGACGCCCACCGCGCCGCCTAAAGGCTCGATCTACGAGGACCGCGGGGTCAGGTTCTTCGGATGAGCGAGCAAGGGAAGTCGCTCACGGCCGACGTGCTCGCCGGCCTCGGAGTTGTGTGCCTGTCGGCTGGCGCCTGGATGATCTACACGCCCGCCGGCCTCCTTGTCGGAGGGGCCTTGCTCATCCTCATCGGCGTCAAGCTGGAGCGTGCCTGATGGGCCTCCTCGCCCGAAGCCTGCGCGTCGAGAAGCGAACGGTGCTGGAGAGCCTCAAGGGGATCGCCCCGTCGCTGTGGGACCAGCTCCACCTCACCTCGGCCGCGGGCCCCATCGTCACGGAGCTGACCGCGTCCAAGTCCACGGCGGTCCTGGCGTGCACCCGGGTCATCTCGGAGACCACGGCGTCGCTCCCCCGGCGGGTCTGCCAGCAGCTGCAACCGGCGGGCAAGCGCGCGGCGCCCACCCACCCTCTCTTCCGCATCGTCCACGACAAGCCGAACCCGATGATGACCTCGTTCACGTTCTTCGAGACGCTCCAGGCGCACCTCTGCATCTGGGGCAATGCGTACGCGGAGATCGTGCGGAACGGCAACGGCGAGGTGGCGGAGCTCTGGCCGATCCCGCCGGCGCGGGTGACCTCGATCTGGCTCGACTGGAACCTGCACCAGATGCAGTACCAGATCATTCTCCCGGACGGCCGGCCCATCGTCCTGACCAGCGACCAGATCCTCCACGTGCCCGGCCTTTCGTTCGACGGGTTCCTGGGCAAGTCGCCGGTGCGCCTCATGGCCGAAACCATCGGTCTTTCGCTCGCCGCCGAGGAGTTCACCTCGCGCTTCTTCTCCAACGGCGCCCAGCTTTCCGGCGTGGTCCAGCACCCGGGCGTCATGAGCGATCCGGCGGCGCAGCGCTTCATGAAGAGCATCGAGGAGAAGCACACGGGCCTCCCCAACGCCTTCCGGGTGATGCTGCTCGAGGAGGGGGCAAAGTGGCAGGAGACCGGCATGAAGCTGGTTGAAGCCCAGGTCCTCGAGCTGCGGAAGTTCCAGGTGGAGGACATCGCGAGGGCCTACCGCGTCCCCCTCCACCTCATCCAGGCGACTGATAAGTCCTCGAACTGGGGAACGGGGATCGAGCAGCTCACGATCGCCTTCGTCACCTACTGCATGCGGCCGTGGATCGTGCGGTGGGAGCAGGCCCTCCAGAAGCTGTTTCCCCCTCAGGACACCGCGCAGTACTTCGTCGAGTTCCAGTTCGACGCCCTCATGCGTGGCGACTACGCGTCCCTCACCAAGGGGCTGCAGCTCGGGCGCGTGAACGGCTGGCTCAACGCGGACGAGATCCGCGAGGCTCTTGGCTACAACCCGATCGGAGGCCCTGCCGGCCAGGACTACATCATCGCGCTCAACATGGGCGCATCTGGCCCCGTCGTTGAGGGGACCGACACGGAACCTGAGACCGACGTGCCGGACTCCAACCCGGACACGCGGGCGCCCGGTCGAATCGTCATGGTCAACGGGGTGCACGTTCCCTCCAACCGGGGCACGCGCGCGGGCGACTTTGGGCCCCTCCTCGACGCGGCCTGGGAGCGCATCACCCGCCGGGCGAGCCAGGAGGTCGGGGCGGCAATCGAGAAGGCCATCAAGAGCGGCGAGGACCCGGCCGTCCGGCAGACGATCTCCGGCTGGCTGATGGAGCACCGCGAGTACGTGGACCAGCAACTCGGGCCGATCGTGGCCGCCGGCTGGCGGCCTGGCAGCAACGGAGGCGGAAATGGCGCGCATCCCTGATCTTCGCAGCGCAATCGCGGTTCACCACACGGCCACCACGGACGTTGCGTGGGACGGCGGCGAGATGGTGAAGAGGTGCAAGGCAAACGAGACGGAGCTGAAGCTGCTGCACGCCTGGCGTTCCTACGACGGGGACCCTAACGTGAAATCGAGCTATAAGTTACCGCATCACATGGTCTCGGGCGACGGCCAGGTCCACGCGGCCAACATCAAGGCGTGCCAGAGCATCATCGGGGTCCTCAACGGCGCGCGCGGTGGGGCGGATATCCCGGACTCCGACGTCCAGGGCGTCTACAACCACGCGGCCGCGCACCTGAAGGACGCCGGCCTCGAACCCGCGGAGCTCAAGCGCAGCGCGGAGGAGCCCCGCCGGATCGAGCGCCGCGAGGTCACCGAGTTTCGCGTACGGCGCCAGGAGGACGGCAAGGCGGCCGGCCTCGCCGGGCTCGCGGCCCCCTATAACAAGGAGACCGTCATCGGGACCCCGTTCGGGAGCTTCCGGGAGGTCCTCCGCTCGGGGATCTTCACCCGGGCCCTCAACGAGAAGCAGGATGTCGTGTGCTGGTATCAGCACGGGATGGGCGCCCCGCTCCCGCTCGGGCGAACCTCCGCGAACACCCTCCGGCTGAAGGAGACGGCCCAGGGCCTCGAGTTCGACTGCGATCTGCCGGACACGCAGGATGCCCGCGACCTGGCCGTCTCGATCGACCGCGGCGACGTGAACAAGATGAGTTTCGCCTTCGCGGCGTCGCCCGATGGTGAGAACTGGGACGACTCGGAGATCAAGGCCGGGAAGCTCCCGCTCCGCGAGGTCACCGACGCGGACATCAGCGACGTCTCGCCAGTCGTGTTCGCCGCGTACCCGCAGACTTCCGTCGGCATCCGCAGTGTCGCCGACGTTTTCCAGCGCTACCTCGACTCGCGACAGGGAGCAGGCTCCCCGAGCGAGGCGAACGACGCGAAGCCCGAGGCAGGCCTCGAGGTGGAGCGCGCCCGCATCGAGCTCGAGCGCAGGCGCTTCACGGACACGTAGCACAGGAGACAGGACAATGGACCCCAAGAAACTCCAAGAGCTGCGCGACAAGCGCAAGCAGCTCCTCGACCAGGCCGACGCCATCCTGAAGCAGATCACGGACGGCACCGGCGCGTTCACGGCGGAGCAGCGTGCCGCCTACGACAAGGCTCTCGCCGAAATGAAGGGTCTCGACGAGACGATCGTCGCCGCCGACGCGATCGGCGAGCGACGTGCCGCGCTCGCCAAGCCCGTCAACCCGCCCGCCTCCCAGCCGGGCCCCGAGCAGCTCCCGACCGACCCGAGCATCGGCATGGGCAAGAAGGATCTGCGGAAGTACTCGCTCGTCCGCCTCATCCGCTCGATGTCGGAGCCCAACGCGAGCGAGCGCTTCAAGGAGGCGGCGTTCGAGCTCGAGTGCTCGCGCGCCGTCGCCAAGCATCTCGGCAAGGAGGCCCGCGGGGCGTTCATCCCCTTCGACGTGATGGTCGCCAACCCCGAGTTCCGGGCGTCTGACATGTTGAAGGGCACCGCGACCGCCGGCGGCGACTTGATCGCCACGGAGCTGCTCGCGGCGAACTTCATCGAGCTGCTCCGCAACAAGATGGTCGTCCGCGCCGCCGGCGCCAAGGTCCTGACGGGGCTCATCGGCAACATCGCGATTCCGTCGCAGACCGCGGCCTCCGGCTTCTACTGGGTGGCGGAGGATGGCTCCCCGACGGAAACGGGGGCGGCCGTCGGCCAGGTGACGATGTCGCCGCACACGGGGGGCTCCGTCACCCAGATCTCCCGCAAGCTTCTCCTCCAGTCCTCGGTCGACGTCGAGGCCTTGATGCGGGACGACCTCGCGGCCGTCGTCGCACTCGGCATCGACCTCGCGTGCCTCCACGGCAGCGGCGGGTCCAACCAGCCGTACGGCGTGATCTCCACGACCGGCGTGACCCAGGTGGTCATTGGGACCACGACCACGACCGGCGGCGTGCCCACCTGGGCGAACGTCCTGGCGTTCGAAACGGCCGTCGCGATCGCCAACGCCGACATCGGCAACCTCGCGTACATCACCAACCCCAAGGTGCGCGGGCTGCTCAAGGCGACGCCGAAGGTTGGAACCACCTTCCCGATCTTCATGTGGGAGGGAGGCAACCAGCCGGGTCAAGTCAACGGGTACGACGCCTACGCCACCAACCAGGTGTCCTCGACCCTCACCAAGACGCAGACGGGCCTCTCCGCGATGTTCTTCGGCAACTGGGCCGACCTGATCGTCGGCCTGTGGGGCGGTCTCGACATCCTGGTCGACCCCTACAGCCAGTCGACCATCGGCGCGGTCCGCGTCGTCGCGCTGCAGGACCTCGACATCGGGGTCCGGCACGTGGGGTCGTTCTCCTATGCGTCGGACATCGCGGCCTGATCCTTCAGGCCCTGAATCAACGAGCGGTGAACCGGGAGGGGTCCGGAGCGGGCCCCTCCCACTGCTTTGAAGGAGACGCGGCTATGGGAGACATCGACCTCTTCGACGACACTGCCGTCCTCAACCTCGTCGGCACACAGACCGTGACCGCGACAGATCGAGGTTCGGCCGTCAATGTCCACCAAGGGAACCTCGAGGCGCGCGGGGTTGCGATTCTTGACGCGGCGGCCGCGAGCGCCGGTACCACCCCGACGCTCGACGTGAAGCTCGTGGAGAGCGACGACGGCGTGACGTGGACGGACGTTCCCGGGGCGGCGTTCAGCGAGGTCAGCGCTTCGCCCCTGCAGCAGGCGATCCCGGTCGCCATCGATTCGAGGAAGCAGTTCGTCGCCGCTGCCTACACCCTGGGCGCCTCGGGCACGAGCACCCCGTCGTTCACCTTCTCCGTGAACCTCATCGGGCTCAAGAAATACAGGTGATCCATGCGGGTCAAGATCGTCGAACCAACCAGCGCCAACGGGCACCCGGTCCACGTCGGCGAGGTCCTTGAGACCGACGACCGGTCGGGGCACCTCCTCATCGGGCTCGGCAAGGCGGTCAGGGTCGAGGCTTCGGGGCTGACGTCCGCGGCGCCGGCCGAGGCGCCTGAGGTCGAGACGGCGACCGACAAGGCAGCCGAGAGCGCCGTCGAGGAGGGGCAGCGACGCACGAGGTTCCGTCCTGGAGGGCGCCGGTGAAGATCCGGCGCAGGGCGAGCGGCCTGTACCTACCGGACGGGGAAACGCGCGCCCAGGGCGCCCTCTCCCTGCCAGGGGAGTTTACCGGCCTGATGATTGCCGTCCCGGCCTACGGGAGCACCCTGCACACGTCGTGCGCGAAGTCGATCTGCGCGGCAACCGTCCAGATGGCCGTTCTCGGGGTCCCCACCGACACCTGCTACCTGGTCTCCGAGAGCATGGTGACCCGCGCGCGCGACCAGATCCTCGCGGTGTTCATGGGACTCCCTCAATTCAGTCACGTCCTGATGGTCGACTCCGACGTCGAGTTTCCGCGCGAGGTGCCCCTCCGGCTGCTCTCCGACGCCCGCGTCCACGACATCGTGATGTGTGCCTACCCGCGGAAGAAGCAGCCGATCGGCTTCCCGCTCATTTGGACGCCGGAGCAACTCGCCGCCGGGCTCAACATCGACCCACGGACGGGGTGCGTGGAGCTCGAGGCGGGGCCCGCCGGATGCCTGATGGTCTCGCGCGTCGCCGTGAAGAAGCTGATGGACGCGCACCCGGAGCTCAAGTACACGGCCGACCAGCCCTACGACGAGCACCGGTATGCCCTCTTCAACCCGTTCATGGAGGGCGACAAGCTCTGGAGTGAGGACATCACCTTCTGCAAGCGCTGGCGCGCCCTCGGAGGTTCGATCTGGTTGGACCCCTACTTCGACCTCACCCACTGGAGCGGCTCGGTGCCGTTCAAGGGGCACGTCCTCGACGTGTTCGAGACAGAGGAGAAGAAGGCGGAGGCGGCGGGATGAGCAGCCCCGCATTGATCTCCCTGCTGCTGCCGACTCGCCATCGCGCGGACGAGTTGCGCCGAACGCTCGACGGTCTGGAACGCGCGGCCGCCTGCCCGGAGCTCCTCGAGCTGCTCGTGTACGCCGACCACCACGACGCCCCCACCCTCGCGGTCCTCTACGAGTTCTCCTGCCAGGCCATCGTCGGCCGGAACGACGGGTATTCCGAGCTGCCGCGCCTCATCAACGAGATGGTCGAGCTCGCGACGGGCGACTGGCTGTTCGTCTTCGCCGACGACGTCGGCTGCGAGACCCCGGCCTGGGACGACGTCATCCGCCGCTACGACCACACCGTGCCGGCCCTCCTCACCTGCGAGAACAACCAGGGCAACGACTTCTGGTTTCCGGTCCTCTCGCGCCCGGCCTACGAGGCGATGGGTTGCGTGACGCGGAGCCAGTTCCACGACATCTGGCTCGGCGAGGTGTTCAGGAGGGCGGGGTGCCTGGTTCACCGGAGGATCCCGGCCCGCTTCACCGACCGGATCGTCTGCCCGATGTCGATGGACCGGCTTTCGCCGGATGAGCGGTCGGCGTTCGACCGGAGCGTCGACGAGGCGGCCGCGAGGCTCGCAGCGCCCGGAGGGACCCCATGATCCGCGTCACCCGCCTCGCCGACCCTCCCGTCGAGCCGATCTTCCTCGACGAGGCCCTGAACTGGGCGTCCGTGTCGGTCGTTAGCATGCAGGGAGGTGTCGACCCGCGGGCCCGCGAGCAGGTGCGCGACCTCATTCCCGAACAGCGCGAGTCCGTCGAGATCTATACCGGGCGCGTGCTCGTGGCGGGCGACTTCATCGTGACCGTCGACGACGAGGACATCGGCGGCCGCCACTTCCTCGCGGTCCAGCCCTACCGCGTCGGCGAGGTCGACCTCGCCGATGTCCGGGAGCAGGGCTCGTTCTGGCTGCCTATTTCGCCCGTCTTGTCCGTGTCCCAGATCACGGCGACGGCTCCGGACGGCACGGTCTCGGTCGTCGACTCCTCGGTTTACTCGCTGATCCTGGGCGAGTACCCGCGGATCGCCCTCATTCCGGGGCAGTCGTGGCCCTCTCCGCTGCAGCGGCAGGCATCCCTCACGGTCTACTGCCACGGCGGCTATGCCTTCCCGATCGGGCCCATTCAGCAGGCCTCGACGGACGACCTGGCGGTCGTGACCGGCTCGGAGGTGGCGATTGCCGACGTCGGCTCGCCCTTGCGCTTCGGCTTCGAGGTGCCGTCCGGCGCGGCCGTCAACTGGTCCATCTTTGGCGCCCCCGACAAGACGTTTGTGACCGAACAGGTCGTGCGGGCGGCGGCCACGATCCAGCCGGGCAACACCGATCACGCCCTCGTCATGCCGGGCTTCACCAACTACCGCGTCAAGATTCAGAGCGCCGCGGCCGGGGCGCCGGGAGCTGTGGCGCTGAGCGGCCTGGGCGGCATGATGCCCACGCCGCTGCGCCTCGCCATCCGGCAGCTCGTCCGGTACTACTTCGAGCACCGCGGCAACCAGCTCTACATCGGCCAGGGCGGCTTCAAGGGCATCGCGCCGTCTCCCGACCTCATCTGGAATGGGATCGCCCCCCTCCGGATCCGGACGGTGCACTGATGGATTGGAAGGTCAACCTCGACCAGACCGCGGCCGACGCCACGCTCGCTGCCCTCGAGGAGAACGTCACCTCCACGGGCGTCGAGAAGGTCGCGGCGAAGGCGGCCGACGAGCTCCTCCAGGCGTCGCACGAGGCGTTTGACGTCAAGGTCGACCCGATCCACGGGACTGGCTGGGCTCGCGCGGCCGCCGCCACGGAGCAGGAGAAAGGCTTCCGCTCCCTCCTGGTGCGCACGGGAGAGCTCGAGCAGGCGCTCGTCTCCGGGTACGGCCTCACACCCAGCGGGGCGACCGCGTTCCTCAACGTCCAGTCGAGCCAGATCGGCCTCGCCCTCATCCACCTCTACGGGGTCCAGGCCAAGCGGAGAAGGACCTACATGCGCGCCACCAAGAGAGGATTCCGGAAGGAATCGCGGCGCCGCCTGCGGCCGGCAGCGGTCCTTCCGGCCCGAGGGTTTGCCGGGATCCCTCCCGGGCACCTCGCTGACCTCACGGCCTACGCCGAGGAGGTGATGGTCCCGTGAGCGCGCACGACAACATCCGCGATGCGATCGCGGTGGCAATTACCGCCGCGCTGCCCACCATACGCCTCGAGAAGGACCTCTCGGAGCAGCTCGCGATCGAGCTGGCGCAACAGGCTTCCGGCCTCTGTCTCAACCTCTACTGGGAGGAGACGAAGTACGACCCCAACGAAGAGCTCGGCGCCGTGCACCAGGACGAGCACTGGACCTGGCAGATCGAGCTCCTGGTGCCTGGCCAGCTCGGCGATGCGAGCGTCGCCCAGGACGTCTTTGCGGCGGTCTACGCGGCCGTCTGCCCGATCGCGGGCCTTCGACCGGATCTCGGCTGCAGCATGCTGGAATTCACCAAGATCGAGAACCTCGGATACCTGGGGGACTGCCGGCTCTACGCGTGCACGCTCACCCACGGGCGAACCACATAGGAGGTGCCATGGCGCAGTACACCGTCACGCTCACCAGTGGAGCGGCGGGGGAGGAACGGTCCTTCCATATCGGGCCCGGAGCTCGCACCCTCACCCTCCACCTCAACCAACCCAGCGAGCCCGTCGAGCTCGACGACCGTCAGGTGGAGGAGCTGCGCCGCGTCGCCGACGTCGCGCCGCTCGAGTCCGCCTACAACCCGCGGACGAAAGCCGCGAAGGGGGAGTAAATGGCCATTCGTCAAGGAACCTATGATCGAGTACTCATCTACAAGGAGCTCGTGCGGGGCGCGCAGCCGACGACTCTGACGGGACACGTGATGCCCCTGATGAGCCGCACCTTCGACCTCCACGAGCAGGCCATCAAGCCGCGCTACGAGATCAACGGCATGCCGAACCCGGCGCAGCCCGGCCGCGACGTGCTCGCCGCTGACGGCAACATCGTGGTGCCGGTCGACGAGGTGGGCGTCGGCCTCTGGCTGATGCTCCTCCTGGCGGCCTACACCAAGAGCGGCTCGGCGGACCCCTACAGCCACGTCTTCCAGGTGCTCGGTGCCGACCCGCTGTCGTTCGGCATGGAGCTCGGCAACACCGGGGTCAGCAAGTTCGACGTGATCCCCGGCTGCGCCGTGAAGAGCATCGCGATCGACGTCCAAAAGAACCCCGACAAGGCCACGCTCACCGTCGAGGTGGTCGGCCTCGTCGGCGCAGGGCCGACGCTCAACGCTGCCACGTCCGTCTCCGCCGCGCCGAACACGTACCTCACCTCGAGGTATAACCTCTTCGGGTCGGGCGTCAAGGTCGGCGGCAGCGTCACCGGGATGATCCAGCAGATGAAGCTCACGATCGCCCGCAACGTAACCGCCGAGCAGGTCCTCGACGGCAACCGCTACCCGGCGTTCGTCTCCTTCGGCAACTTCACTATCTCCGGGACCATCCAGGGGCTCTGGGACGACGTCGACACCCTGCGCCTCAAGGCGATGAGCGCCGCCGGCGCTGCGGGCTCTCCGACGAGCCTCGAGCTTGACCTGGTCGCCATGACCGCCGGCCACAGCCTCACCTTCCTCATGCCCGAGACCCTGATCGCCCTGTCGGCCGCTCCCGGCGTCCCGGCGACCCCTGGCGCGAAGAAACTCACCCTGGACTTCCAGTCGTACTACCAGTCGAACGCGAGCTCGCCGATCACCGCGACCCTCCTCAACGCGACGGCCGACTACGGCGCCGTGTTCGTGGCCGCCTGAGCGGCAGAAAGCGCAGGAGCACGATGCCGAGGATTCTGGTGGGGCTGGACCATCAGCCCCAATTCGTCACCCTCACGACCGTCGATGGCGAGGTCCTCATCGACGGCGAGTTCCTCGTCCCTCCCATCACCGCTGCGATGCGCAAGGCCTGGGAGCAGAAGTACAAGCTCTGCCGGAAGTGCGGCGGCGTGGGAATCATCCCTCTCGGCCAGGACAGCGCGGCCAAGTGCCCCGTCTGCCGCGCCAGCGTGACGGCGCCCACCATGGACGCCCCGGAGGTCCAGCAGGCGATCGGCGTCGAGATCTGCCTCGGCTGGCGCGGGGTGCCCACCGCAAGCGGCCCCGAGTACGAGTACTCCGACGAGCACCGGGACGACCTCATCGCGAAGTTTCCCGACCTCTTCTGGGCCCTCGTGCGCGCCGGCAACGACGTCGCGCAGGGGCGGGCGAAGTCCCAGGGAAAAGGCTCAGGGAGCTAACTTCATGCCTCCTCGCTGGCGAGCCGCTGCCCGAGGACCTCTCGGAGGTGGACTCAGCGGTTGTGTCGGCGTGGTTGCTCGTCGAGGATCAGGTCTACGTCGGCATGGCCGGGCCGTCCGGCGTGAACTGGCCCGGCGTGATGGCGGCCCTCCGGGCCGAGGGGATCTGGGACGATGAGCACGACTGCCTCCCTGATGGGCTCTTTGAGGCGCTCCGCGTGCTCTTTCAACAGCTCCTCTCCTGGAAGACCTGCCCCGCCTGCCGCGACGCCGAGAGGGACCGCGTCCACGTCTGCAGCAAGTGCGGCGAGGAATACACCGACAGACCCTCGCCCGAGGGGCACCGAGGGCCGGGATTGCTGAAGGGCTATTGATGAGGTTGGTCTCCCTCTACGAGCTTCTCGACCCAAGGGACGGCCGCGTCAGGTACGTGGGCCAGACCGCATACTTGTTGACTCACCGCCTCAATGCTCACCTCGTCGAGGCGCGAAGCAGCAAGGGGCACAATCCGAAAAACCGATGGGTGAGGAAGCTAGATCGTCTCGGCCTTCGGCCCATCATTCATCCGGTTGTTCTTGCCGAGCCGGAAGAGGTGGACGAGATCGAGGTAGCGGTCATCCGGTCCCTCCGCCTCCATGGAGTGAAGATGCTGAATACCACGGAGGGAGGACGGTGTCCACGCGGGCACAAGCTCACCGCGGAGCACCGGGAAAAGTCGCTGGCGGCCCTCAGATCTTTTTGGGCGCGCCCCGGCGCCCGCGAGGAGCATTCCGAGAAAATGCGGCGCGCAATGACCGACCCGGTCACCAGGGCAAAGATCGCTGAGGCCGCGCGTGTGCGGCGGCTCTCAGCGGAGTCCTGTGCGCGGATCTCGGCCTCACTGACTGGGCGAACGCTCAGCCCAGAAACACGAGTGCGCATGTCAGCTGCGGCGGTCAGGCGCGTGGCGACTCCCGAGTCGCGCCAGAGGATTTCGGCCACGTTGAAAAAGTACTTTTCCGCACGGAAGGGACAGACGTAATGCCTGGGCGTGCCATCATCGAGATCGCGATCACCAACACCGGTGGCACTGCTGTCATCGACGCGATCAAGTCGCAGATGGACGCGCTCGGCGTGTCGGTGGTTTCGGTCAAGCAGGCCGGGGACCAGCAGGACAAGACCCTCCAAAACCTCCTCAACTCCCTCGAGCCGGCCCGCGTCGCGACCGAGAAACTCGCCGCCTCGCAGCAGGTCCTCAAAGACGCCTACGACAGCGGCAAGATCAGCCAGGAGCGCTTCTCCGCGGACCTCGATGCCCTGACTGCGAAGTACGAAACCCTTCAAACGTCCGTGACCGGTCTGGGGTCGACTTTCGACGGGCTGCTCTCGCAGCTGCAAGGGCTCGCGACGGCCACCGGCGCACTGGCGGCGATCGGCGGCATTGCGGCGGGCCTCCAGCAGCTTGGCGAGACGGCCGCGTCAGCTGAGCTCACCGATGCGAAGCTGACGGCCACCTGGACGGCCAACGCGGGCGCGGCCGACATCTCGAGGGAAAGGCTCGACGACCTTGCGCAGAGCCTCTCGAATGTTTCGGGCTTTTCACTGGTCTCCGAGAAGCAGGCTGAGGCGCTCGGAATGACCTTCCACGACGTCACCGGGCCGACCTTCGAGCGGATGATGCAGGCCGCCAACGACATGGCGGCCGCGCTGGGAACGGACGTGCCGTCCGCCGTCCAGAAGCTCGGCCGCGCCCTTGAGAACCCGACCGCGGGCCTCAGTGCCCTCACGCGGTCCGGTGTGGCCTTCACGCAGGAGCAGAAGGACCAAATCAAGGCGATGGCCGACTCGGGAAACCAAATGGGCGCGATGAACGCCATCCTCGACCAGGTCGAGTCCCGCTACAAGGGCGTTGCCGCGGCGGTCGGCGACACGACCTCCGGGAGTTGGGACAAGCTCAAGAACAGCCTCACCGCGCTGGGAGTTTCCATCGGATCGGTCCTGCTACCCGCCGCCTCCGGAGCTATGCAAACCATCGCGACCACGGTCACTGAGGGGACGTCTGCCTTCAACACCTGGAAGAGCTCCATCGAGACCTTCTTCGAAACCCTTGGGCAGGGCGCTGGCACGATGGCGGCGTTCACGATGGCGACACAGTCGCTCATGGGGGGAACCGATGAGCAGCTCAGGGTCGCCGCGGCCGGCGCGACATCCTTCAGTGACCAGTTGAAAGTGATGGCCGCGCAGAGCGCCGCCCTCGCACAATCCGGCCTGAACGTCTTCTGGGAGGACGAGGCAACTGGGCCCGAGAAGGCCGCCAAAGCGTACGCCGCACTTCAGGCTCAGTTCGATCCTCTCGCCAAGGCGACGGCCGCCTACAACTCGGAGCTCGGCGCCCTCACCCAGGCAACCTCCAAGCACATCAACCTTGGAGGCGATTACCTCACGGTGCTCGCAGGCATCAAGAACGCGTACGCGGCGGCGAAGGACCAGGCGAGCGGTCTCACCGCCGCCGTGAACGCATCGAACGCGATCATCGCGGCCATGGACCCCATGCGCCAGAAGACGGCCGACTACAACGCCTCCGTCAACAGCCTGGTGACAGCGGTCAATCAGGGCAAGATCAGCCAGACGGATTTCGCCGCCGCCCTCGACTACGTGACCCAGACGTTCGCCACGGCGCAGGCCGGGAGCACCGCCTACCGGTCCACGATCACAGCACTCACCAACGAGCTGGACCCTGGCGCCGCCGCCTGGGACACCTACAACAAGGGGGTCGAGGATGTTGGCAAGTGGCTGACGGTCGCGTTCGGAGATGGCGGTGCCGCCGACAAGGCGCAGGCGATGCTCGCGCTTCTCCAGAAGCACTTGCAGGACGCACTCAACCCGACGAACCAGTTTGAGCAGCAGGTCCAGGCCATCGCGGCCACGCTCGACGAGTCCACGGCCGCTGAGGACACATACAACAAGGGAATGGCCGTTGTCGCCCAGTACATGGCCACGGTGGGGGCGAACGCCGACCTCGCGGCACGGGCGACGCTTGCGCTGAAGACGGCTCTCGACAATGCCACGCAGCCTGCGACCATGAAGGATCCGTTCGCCAATTTCGAGAAGAGCCTGACCACCAGCATCGAGCAGGGGCTGACGACGGGGGACTTCAAGAAGATGTGGACTTCCCTGTGGTCCGACCTGTCGAAAGATGCGACGTCGGAGCTCACACAGGCGCTCTTCGGCGGCGAGGGCCCTCTTACGCCGAAGGGCACGAGCATGACTGGCATTTTCGGAGGAGGCAGCGGTCAGTCGATCACGACGACGCAAGGCCTGGAAATGGGCGGCCAGGTCGTCGGTTCGTACCTCGGCGGACAGGGCCAGCAGAGCGGCAACCAGGGTGAGGCAGCTCTCGGCGGTGCGCTGAGCGGTGCTGCGTCGGGCGCCATGGCGGCCGGGTGGGTCGGTGCCATCGTGGGCGCTGTGGTCGGCGCCGCGATGGGGTACTTCGGGACCGCCGCCGCGAAGTCCTACGGCATGAACTTCTCGGCGGGGACCTCCCAGCCGCCCGACTGGTTCACGAAGTGGCAGATGGACGTGACGTCGGGCAACCTCTTCCTCTCGGGTGGAGTGAGCACGGGTGGCGTCGCAAACTCCCAGGCTCTCGCCCAGATGACCGAGCAGATGGCCGAGAAGGCCTCGTCGACGCAGGACTCGCTCAACGACCTCCTCGTCCTGCTCAAACAGACCCCGAACCTCAACCCGCAGTGGTCCGCAACGCTCGGCGGCAGCTCCTCCGACGTCTCGACCGCCTTCAACCAGTTCCTGAACAACACGATGCCGCAGGCGATCTTCACGGCGTTCACCGGGTCCCTGCAGACGGGCCTCGAGGATCTTGGGGTCTCGGCCGACCGCGCGAAATCGGAGCTCGAGGCCGTCGCCAACGCGAGCGACTTCAGCACGGCAATCGCCAACCTGAAGGCCTACGTCCAGGCCCTGCTCGACTTTGGCACGATCACCACGGACCTCCAGAAGCCGCTCGCGCAACTCATCGCCGACGCTGGCCAGGGCCAGGTCGCAACCTGGGCGCAGAACCTCGCGACCACCCAGACCTCCATCCAGGGGATCCTCGCCGACTTCTCGAGCCTCTCCTCGACGGACCAGGTCACCGCCGCGCAGAACGCCATCTCGCTCATCAACAGCCAGATCGCCGCAAACCAGCAGCTCATGGCGTCGCTCGTGTCGCTGTCGACGAGCATCACCAACTCCATTCAGACGATCTTCAACAACATCAGCCTGCAGGCGGCGGAGCAGGTCGGCGGCGGCGCCGAGCAGGCGTTCCTCACCGGGAAGTTCAACCAGTCGCTCGCCGCGGTCGGGACCTCGACCACGAGCGAGGACCTGCAGACGAACATGACCGCCCTCGAGAACTGGGGCAACCAGCTCCTGAGCCTCGCCAACACCATGGAGCAGATGCTGCCGCAGTTCGACACGCTCTCGGCGACCTTCGCGACCCTCAACGACGACCTGACGACCGGCTTCGGCCAGACCATCGCCGACTTCGGGAAGACGACGCTTCAGGCTCTCAACGACACGACCCAGAGCACCATCAGCCAGATCAACGCGCTGCGCCTCGGCCTCGACGACATGACCTCGGCGCAGCAGATCACCAACCTCACGGAAATTGGCCAGCTTGCCCAGCAGCAGTACGCCAGCAACATCCAAGAGCTCCAGAACATCCTCTCCCTCACCCAGTCGATCGGCACCTCGATCACCTCGATGATGGGCAACTGGGCCCTCCAGGACGCGGAGAAGCAGGGCCCGCAGGCCGAGGGCAACTACCTCGTCCAGCAGATCATGCAGGCGTACGGGCAGCTCCAGGCCGGCGGCAACAGCCCCGAGCAGGTCCAGAACCTCACCCAGGAAATCACGAGCCTCGCCGACACGCTCCACGGCCTGTCGGGGTCGATCAACCTCACCCAGAACGGCCAAGCGATCAACGTCACAACCTGGCTCGACCAGCTCATGGAGTCAGTGAACACCCTCGCCCAGCAGCAGCTCGGCGGCGCAGCCAACGCGATCCAGACCGCGAACCAGCAGCTCGAGTCCGCGATCTCCGGGCTGTCGCAGGACATCGTCGACCAGAAGGGGAACCTGCAGAACGCCATCAACGGGATCATCAGCCTGGTCCAGGGTGGCCTCGGGGGGGCCCTGAGCACGGCGCAGGGCGACATCACATCGTGGGAGAACCAGATCGTCGCGGCCAATGCGGCGCTCCTCTCCGAGGTGCAGCAGTTCGTGTCGGCGCTCACGACCCTCACGGGCGCGGTCGACAGCGCGGCCAACCAAATCACCGGCGACAACCAGAGCGGCAGCTCGGGCGGTGGGGGGGGAGGGTCCTCGCCCGGGGGCGGTACGGGCACCAAGGACGCGGGGACGGACGCGATGAGTGCGTCGGTGCTGCAGTTCTACTCGTCGCTCCCGAGCGCCAGCGCACGCCTCGGTGACCTCACCGAAGCGGCCAAGGATCTTGCCCGCGTCCACCAGGACGCTGCGGCGGCCGCGAGCGCCTTCACGGAGACGATCCAGGTCGCCGGCGCGACCCTCGCTGGCGCTGCGAGCACCTTCCAGGCAATCGTCGCCCAGGCGGCCGCCACGGCCCGTGTAGCGGGGTGGGCATGAGGGACACGAGCCTCCCAACGGGCGTGGTCGCCGCCGCGACGGCGCCGGCCTACCAGGCGCGCCACGCCTTCAGGATTGCCTTCGCGACACCACTGCTCCTGTGCGAGGGGCCGGGGAGCATCGTCGTCAACGGCGAAACGTACCTCGAGGGGATCATCAGCGTCGGCCAGGTCCAGGTCGGCCCCACGCCCACGGTCACCGTCCGGGTGCGGAACGGAGCTAACGAGGTCAGCGCGGTCGACGCCGACACCGACGGCCTGCGCGACATCCCGGTCCTGCTCTACGAGGTCATGTGGGATCCCGTGGCGGGTGCCCAGCTCAACCCGGTCCAGGTCTTCGCCGGCGTGATCACGCAGGGCCAATACACGAGCGAGTATGCGGACATCCAGTGCACCTCGAGGGTCCCCGGGCAGTCCTACGCCGGCATGGTCGGCCGGTACGTGAGCCAGCTCTGCGTGCACATGTTCAAGGGGGCCCGCTGCCAGTACGCCGGCGCCGCGACAGTGTGCGATCGCACGATGGCCACCTGCCAGGGCTTGAACAACTTCGTCCACTATGGCGGCTTTCCCTCGGTGCCGGCGATCGGAACGCTCTTCAAGTACACGGTCGCAAACGGCACCACGCTGGCGCAGACGGCCGGCACGAACACCGCCGCGAACCCGATCGTCGCGGTCCCCCCAATCACGCCGACGGCGGGCGCGCTGGCGCGCCTGCGCCCGAAGCTGACGGGAGGCTGAGGTGACGGCCTTCCTCAACTACCCGCTGCCCGACTACAACTCGAAGAACAAGGAGGCCTGGCAGAACACGTTCATCAAGGACGACATGGGGAAGGTGATTCAGACGCGAGCCAAGGGCCGCACGTCGCCGTTCTGGACCGTGACGTTGATCTACCTGCGCTCGCTCAGCGACCCCACGATGGCCTTCAACATGTCTGTGTTCCGGAGCTCGCTCCGTGCGCTCCAGGGCGGGGCGCAGCCGTGCTACTTCTACACCCCCTTGCCATGGGACTGGTGGGACAACGCACAGGCTGGGATCGGCGACGGCAGCACACTCGTCTTTCCGTTCGGCGGCTGCAACCTCATGCTCGCCCAGCTCGCCCCGATCGTGTTCGTCAATGGGACAGCGGTTCCACAGTACGCCATCGGCGGTGGCAGCGTCGTCCCGATCTGGACGGTCGCCGAGTTCCCGGGGGACGCATACAACCGCTGGGCGATCACATGGGATCCGAGCGCGGTGCCGGCCGTCGGGGCGCAGATCACCGTCTCCTTCATGGGGTGCAGGCTCCTACTCGGCAGCCTGATCCAGGACCCTGGCGAAGTCACGGCGCCCGGTTACGCGCAAGAGTCGTTCCAGGTGGTTCTCCAGGGCGAGGAGGTCTGACGGTGAGCGCCCGGATCCGTCCGCACCTGAGCGGCGCGACGCCGGCGCCCCCCGTGGTAACCCCGGTCGTGACGCCCACGGCCACCGCGACCACGGTTCCAGGCGCCTCGCAACCGACCACCCGCGACGTCACCCTTGAGATCTCCGACACCGCCATGGGCACCATCATCCCGATCAACCTCGGGAAGTTCTACGCAACCTTCAAGATCGTGCACTTCGACCTCCCGAACAACAGCACGCTCGAGATGATCGCTCTCATTGGTGAGGGCCCGATCGACGCTGTCGAGGGGATCTGGATCGACTCCACGCCGGTCTACGGCACCGCGCTTACCCTCGGCCAGACGACCCCGCTCACGGTGCCGAGCTGGGTGGAGAGCATCGTGATCCGCACGGGGACCCCGGGCCAGACGCCCCCGGGGAACATCACCAACTCGACCATCGCGCAGCTCGCGTGGCCCGGCTTCGCGTACGTGAGCATCCGGCTGAACCTCCAGACGGCGGCCATCAGCGGCGGCCTCCCGAGGGTCACCATCTGCGGCCGCGGCCTGTTGGGCTGGAACTTCGGCGACGCCGCGCTGCCGGCGCCCGACCTCCCGCTGTGCTGGAGCGAGAACCCGATCGGCCTGCTCTACGCCCTCATGAGGTCGCCCGACTTCGGCTGCGGCCTCTCGAAGGCGATGTTCGACGTGCTGGAGAACACGCCCGGCAGGAGCTGGTACGACGCGGCCCTCGCCTGCGACCAGGTCGCAGACAGGCTCACCGTTCAGCCGGTCGGAAACACGACGACCAACGCGGCGGTCGGGGGCAACCCCGGATCGTTCAACCAGCACGGCCAGGCGTTCGCCGCCGTCAACGACTCCTTCGCCATCCAGGTCAAGCTGAAGGTTCTCAACCACGGGGTCGACGGCAAGGGCTGGCCGGACTTGCTTTCGCTGCGCGCGAGCTGGTGGGGCTCGCCAAGTCCGCTGTGGCCCGTAGGCCGCCTCGGAGGATCGAGCCCTGGGTGGACGTGCAGCCAGGACGGGAGCACGCCGCTCGTGCCCGTCCCGATCAACGGCCCCGGCGACTACTACCTCACCGCGTGGTATGGCAACGATCTCAATGAGATGAACAGCGGCAGGGTGTTCACGACCGGGATGCAGCTCATGCTCTCGCTCGCGGAGAACGCCTCGGTGCAGTGGTACGCGAACACGCTGAGCGGCGGCTTGGCGCTGCCGACGTCCGCGGACACCATCGACTCGTATAACCACGAGACGCTGGTGACGGGAAACATGTGGTACCAGACGGCGGTCGCCGAGAAGTCGTACCGCCTGGAGCTCATCGTCACCCAGCGCCAGCCGATCGAGCAGGTCGTGACGCCGATCCTCCAGGTCTGCAACGGCCGCTGGGGCGTGTGGGACGGCCTCTATCGCGTGAGTATCGACGACAACGCGGCGGCGCCGACCATCACGATCTCGGACCAGGAGTCGGACAGCCCGGACATCCTCATCACGCAGGACACGCTGCAGTGCACCCGGAGCACGCCGGACGTCCCCAACGTGGCGATCGGCGACTTCATCGACACCATGACCTGGGACCGCGAGGAGGTATCAGTCGCGTGGCTGACGGTCACCGAGGGCCTGGACCAGTTTCGCGAGCTCCGCTTCTCGTGTCTCGCGGTCCCCAGCGGCGACCAGATGTACCGGTTGCTCTCCACCTGGCTTGCGCGTGGGCGCCGCACCTGGAAGGCGGCATGCTCGGTTCCGCAGCACGGGATCCGGCTGCGTCCGGGCGACCTCGTGTTCCTCAAGAGCAGGCTCTTCACCTCGACGAAGACGGTGATGGTCGACACCGTCAAGGACAACACGGCGGGGACATTCGACCTCACCCTCATCGAGTACAACGCCGCGGACTTCTGCACGGTGGCCTATGTCCCTCAGACGGTCGTGACCACCGTCACGCAGCTCCCCAACACGGCATGAGGGAGACGACGATGAAGCGCTTCGCACTGTTCGTGCTCGCGGCCCTGGTGGCGGCAGCCGTCGAGGCGGTCACCGTGTCGATCACAATCTCGGGCAACGGCTCGGTCGACGTCAACCAGAACAGCGGCGACCTCGGGAGCTGCACGACCGGGACCTGCAACTACAGCGCCTCGAACGGCGACGAGTTTGTGTTCACCGAGACCCCGGGCAGCGGGTCCACCTTCACCTCCTGGACGGGCAGCAAGTGCAGCGGGAGCACGATCGCGACCTGTATCTTCACGGTGGGGACCTCGGCGATCTCGGACACCGCGACGTTCGCGGCGTACACCCCGACGCCCACGGTCACGCCCACCGTGACCACGACGCCGACACCGACGGCCACGAGCACGCCGACCTCGACGCCAACGCCCACGCCGACGGTCACCCCGACGCCGACCGCAACGCTGGTACCTCTGACGATCACGAACGTCGGCCACGGCGAGACGGACGTCTACCGCTACTTCGGCGGTTATTGGCAGCAGATGCCAGGAGACGAGTGCACGTATCCGACGACGGTGTGCACCTTCTCCTACTCTGCTGGTGTTGGCATGGAGCTTGTCGCAGCAGGCCAGAGCGGCTACACCTTCACGGGCTGGTCGGGCGCATCGGGGCTCTGCTCTGGCTCGACATCGCCATGCTCCTTCACCTGGCCGTCGACCGCTGGCTCGGTGACTGCCACCTTCTCCGCCTGGACGCCGACCCCGACCCCGACCAGGACTGCGACGCCGACGATCACACCCACGAGCACCGCGACGCCCACGGGCGCCCCGACCGCGACGGTCACGCCGACGGTTACCCCGACCGTCCCGACGCCCACACCGACGGTGACCCCAACGGTCACGCCCTCGGCGACGCCGACACCCACGAGCACGGCCACCAAGAGCCCGACACCGACGGTCACCCCAACCCCGACGGTCACGCCCACGAGCACGCCGACCTACACGCCGGGCGGCCCGACGGTCACCCCGACCCCGACCGCGACGACCACGCCGACGAGCACGCCGACATCGACGGCGACGCCGACGAACACGCCCACGCCGGCCATCGTCTACCTCGCGGTGCAGTTCAACAGCGGGGCCGCGGGGTCGGTGACGGTTACGATGAACGGCGTCCCGCTGCGGCTCTGCACGACTCGGGCGTATCCTTGCCTCTATTCGGTCCCGAGTGGCTCCGCCGTCCTGCTCGTCGCCACGCCGGCGAAGCCCGGCTCCGGTTACGCCTTCACCGGGTGGACGGGCGACGAGTGCGGCGGCAGCTCGAGCGTGAGCTGCTCCTTCTCGATGCCGCTGGCGACCACGACCTGCCAGGCGAACTTTGCGAGCGCCACGCCGAGCCCGCTGCCGACGCCATTCCCGCTGTCGACGCCGACGGTCACCCCGACCGCGACGATCACGCCGACGGCCACGCCGATCCCGACGGGCCCAACGCCTACCGCGACGCCCACGAGCACGCCGGTGGCCACCTGGACGCCTTCGGCGACGCCCACGATCACGCCGACGAGCACGGCGACCCCGACGGTCACCCCGACCGCGACCGCGAGCAGTGGGTGCGGAAGCTGCCCGACGGCGACCCCGCAGCCCGCGCCGACCTTGGTCCCGACGGCGACACCGCAGCCGACCTGGACGCCGTCGCCGACCCCGAGCATCACGCCGACGAGTACGGTCACCCCGACGCCGACCGTGACCCCGACCTCGATCCCGCCCACGCCGCAGCCGACCGCGACGCCCATCAACTACGCGGGATCCTATGCCTTCACCGGCACCCTCACGGGGGGCAACCCGAGCAACACGAGCACGACGTATGGCACGATCATCACCGGCGGGTCGTGGACCACGACCAGCACGAACGGGCAGGCAACGGCGCAGGTCGCGGGAACGGCGGAGTACCTCACGGTCACGATCGGCGCCGCACCCGGCCTCGGCAAGTCGTACACGTTCACCCTGGAGAAGAACGCTGCGGACACGGCGATCACCTGCCAGATCACCGGGACCACCGCGACGAGCTGCACCGACCTTGCCCACACGGCGACCTTCGCCGCAACCGACAAGATCAACATGAAGTGCGTGCCTGCGAGCTCGCCGGCATCCATCACAGGGGTGCTGACGACGACGTGGACCTTCGCGACAGGCGCGAGCGGTCTGCCGCTGCAGTGAGAGGAGGGGTGACGGGAAATCTCCGGCGTGTCGTGCGCGGCGCAGCGTTCTGGGCCCTCGTGACGGGCGTGGCCTGGGTGATGGGCTCGAATGCGGCTGCGGACGTCGGCGCGGCGCCGGGGCAATTGTTTCTTGACCAGCTGGACTTCTTCAAGATCTCCATCACTGCCTTGTTCGGGTTTGCCATCTGGTCGGCTCGCCGGATCCTCCTTGGCATCGACAAGAAAATCGACCTCCTCTTCTCTCGGACGGAGAACACCGAGCGGGAGCTCGCGCGGCTCCAGGGCGAACACGATGCCCGGACCGAGCCGTGCACACCACTGAAAAGGCGTAGGGGGGACTGATGGGAGAGTCACCGCGCGCGGCGTTCATGCGCCGCGCCCTCGAGTCCGCCGATCGCGCGCGGGCCGGCGGAGCTCCGATCGTCTCGTCGATCGCCGCCTCGCAGGCCGCGCTCGAATCCAACTATGGCGCCAGCCGCCTCGCGTTCGACGGCTGCAACCTCTTCGGCGTGAAGGCCGGCCAGAGCTGGCAGGGCCATACCCTGAGCCTGCCGACGACCGAGATCGAGAACGGCCACCCGATCACGGTGCAGGCGACCTGGCGCGTGTACGGGAGCTGGGACGAGTGCTTCACCGACTATGGTCGGATCATCGCCTCGCATCCCTGGTACGCGCCGGCCCTCGAGGCGGCCGCCAGGAACGACGCGCTGGGGTTCCTCGAGGGGCTCCTCCCGGTCTTCGGAGCCGACGGGAGCGTCGTGAAGATGGGCTGGAGCACCAACCCGGCGTACCGCGACAGGGTGCTGGCGATCGCCACGCAGTGGGGTCTCCTGACCGCCTAGCGCGATCGAGAAAGTCGAGGTAAGTGACGATGCACGTCCAAGCAGCCGCGGTCCTCGTGTTTCTGTCCGCTGGCCTGGCAGCAGCCCAGACACCCACGCCGACGCGAACCGTGACCCCCACGGCCGCGCCCACGAGGACACCCGCACCCACGCCAGCTCAGTGCACGGCGGGGTACTGCCGCCACACCGACGGGAGCTGCTCCGCGGTGATCCCGCCACCGCTCGGGAGCGGCGTCTGCAGCGGCACCGACGTCTGCGTCTCGCTGGCGTCGTGCGCCACCCCGACCCCGACCAGGGCGCCGACAAGTACGCCGACTGCGACGGCCACAGCGACCCCGACCGGTCCTCCGGCAACCGCGACGCCCACGCCCCCTCCGATCGCCTTGACCAAGGCAGCGGCGCCACCAATCCCGGTCACGTACTCCCAGCAGTGGTGGGACGAGATGACTCCGGACGGGACGAGCTGGCACGAGGACCTCAACTGGGGCCACTACGCGGCCGACGACACCGTGCCGCCCGCCCTCGGCACGACACTCCAGGTGCACTCGGAGTGCCTCGTCCACACGGACGGCGCGACCCTACGCACGAGGGAACTGCGCTGCACCTGCCGCGACACCCTCGACGGCTACGAGAACGGAGCTCCAGAGCTGACGCTGTGGCCGGACGGCACTCTCTTCGGCGTCGCGGAGTACACGCGGCGCTTTGCCAATCGCGCGTTCTCGAACGACCAACACGACGTCGTGATCGAGCGCATCGGCCTGGCGGCGAAGCCGCATGGGGTCACTAGCTACGTCGACGACCCCTGGCCGTACATCGCCGAGGACTGGATCAGCGTGCCCGGGAGCAGCTACTTCACCGAGGGGATGGTGGACCTGCACGGCCAGCACTACGCCTACTACCAGGTGTGGCTTACGCGGGCGGTCCCACAGGCCGTCGTCCTCGAGCGCTGGCAGATCACCGATACCGGGGTCCCGACCAAGGACCTCGGCTTCGGCATGCCCGTGGTCGAGCCTGATGGTGGCTTCTCGCAGATCGTCGCCGATCCGTCCTGTGACGGCTGCATGTTCGGGTTCGAATCCGCGTACCCGCCACTTTCTGATGTCAGCGTCTGGCGGTCGCACGACGAAGGCAGGACGTTCAAGGAGATCGCCTTCGTGATTCCGGCGCCGGCCGGCTCAGTCGGGATCTCCGACTGCCACGCGATGGTCTGGCCCGGCGGTATCGCGGTATGGCCCGGCTTCGGAAAGTGCCAGACCTACTGGGCGCAGGACGGTGATGACGGGACCGACTGGTCGAAGATGGGCGACCTTCTGCCCTACACCTGGTCGATGCTGGGCGCGCCGGTGCCGGCGAATTTCAACCTGCCGACGACGCTCTGGGCGCCGCCGACGCCGATTCCAACGGTGACAAAGCCCTAGCGGGCAGAAAGGAACCTCATGAGGAAACTGCAGCTTCTTGTGGTCGCGGCAATGGCTCTTCTTCTCGGGGCCTGCGCCAGTAGCCCGCAGCGGATCGTGATGAACTCGCTGAACACGATCGCTGCCGGCGCCCAGAGCTCGATGCATGCCATCGGGACTCTCTACATCCAGGATCGCTCGTTCGACGCGGCCGGAAACGTGACGTCCGTCAACACGAAGACGCCGCTCGTTTCCGAAGCCAACAAGGCGGCGGCAGAAGCGCTCTACAACAAGATCCAGGTCTCCTGTAAGGCGGTCGCCGCCACACTCGAGACCGCGACGGCAGCGAACGCGGCGAGCCTTACGCAGCCGATCCAGGACCTCGCGGACCAGCTCGCTGCCATGCTCCTCACGTTCCAGCACGGAGGTGGCACATGAGTCCGCAACTGATCGCCCTCTTCGTCGCGCTCGCGTCGGAGGCACCGAGCCTCTTCGCGAAGCTCCTGGGGATCTGGACGAACAACGGCGCGGTCACGGAGCAGGAGATCGCGACCTTCATCCAGACCCAGTGGCCTGGGGCCGACACGTTCTTCCATCCGGCTCCTCCAGCAGCGACCCCGCCGGTGACGCCATGAAAAAGGCCCTCTTGTTTCTGGCTATCCTGGTGCTTCTGGCACTTCCGGTGGTGGCGGTCGCACAGACGCTCCCGGCGCAGCCGAACGTCAGCGCGGTCCCGGCGTTGAGTTCCGACCCGATAGGATACGTCTCGTTCTACTGGCCCAAGATCCTCGTCGTGCTCGGAACCATCTTCGGAATCGCCCGCGTCGTGATCCGGTACGCGCCGACTCCGCCGCCGGGAGCGACGGGGCTGTGGCCGATGATCTACGTGTTGATCAATCACGCGGCTCTTCCGACGACCAACGCGGCGACTCCGGCAGGGAAGTTCGCCGGTCCGCCGCCTGGACCTCCAACCGCGCCTCCGCCGGCAGCGACCACGACATAGCGCATCCACCGGCAGCTTGGAGCTGTCCGGCCTCCTTCTCCTTCGCCCCGCCGGTCCTCTGTGGCCGGCGGGGGAATTGTCTGTCTCAGCGGGGAAGGTGACGGCGAATGATGCGGGGCGGCGGCGCAGGGACCGCCTGCAGGGGGCGCCGGATCCGCGGCTGCAGCTCCGGGCCCGCGACCCGTTGGGCCGGCGCGTTCAGGGCGAACAGCATGGCTAGGGTGGCAATCAAGGTGAGCAT